CCGCAAAATGGGGATGGGCAACAGTTCCTGAGCCCGTCCGACAAGCGTGTCTGATTATCGCTGGCGAGATATTCAAGCTGCGTGAGGCACCGTTCGGCGTTGCTGGTTTCGGCGAGATGGGCGCAGTTCGCATCGGCAAAATGAGCCCTCAAGCCGTGCAGCTACTTCGTCCCTATCGCGCAGGTGACTCAATCGTCGGCGTCGCATGAGCACCGTTGCCCAGATCCGCACCGGCCTAGTCACGGCGCTGTCAACAATCAGCGGACTCAATACCTACGCCGCTGAGCCAGGTCAAGTCACACCACCGGCCGCTGTGGTCATCACCCCCTCGATTGAATACCACCGCAGTTTCAACTCAACGACCGCACTCAAGGCGTACACGTTCCGCATCTATGTGCTCGTCGCTCAAGGCTTGCTTGATGAGGCAGCACACACCCTCGACACCTTCGCCGATCCCGGCTCGTCAACTTCGGTAAGAGCAGCGATCGAAACAGACCCCACGCTCGGCGGTGTCGCTGAGTCGCTCATCGTTGAATCGTTTCGCCCACTCAACTCCGAAGAAGTCGCCAGCCTGCAGTACTGGGGCGGCGAGTTCTCCGTGACTGTCTACGCACGCTAGGAGCCATTCGTGCCCATCCTTAGAGACTGCGCCATCTACTACGGCGGCTACGACCTCACCAGCGCCGCCAACGAGATCAGCATTGACTCATCGTTCGCAACATTGCCAGTGACGACGTTCGCCGACTCAGGCAACGTCAAGAACATCGCCGGACTCGAAGACGCAACCGTCAACGTGATGACGTTCCTCGAGCCAGCAATCAGCGAGCCAGCAATCACCGCCAACCGTGGCGGCACGATCGAGCTGCTCACCGCTTGCGCGTTTCCCACCGGCGGCACCGTCACCGCTGGCGATCGTGTCTATGCAATTCGCGGCCTGCTCAAGTCATTCAAAGATCCTCTCAAGGTCGGCGACGTAGCACGCATTGACGCCACACTTGAATCTGCTCAGCCTGAAGGTCTCCTGATGGGCATGGTGCTCTCACCCTCGACGGCAGTCAGCGCTTCGGGCTCGGGCACTTCAGTCAGCCTCGGCGCTCAATCAGCAACACAGACCGCCTACTTCGGCATCCATGTGCTCTCCGTTTCGGGCAACCGAACGATCACAGCGAAGCTGCAGTCAGCGTCGAGCTCAGGCTTCGGCACGCCGAACGATCGAGTGACGCTTGGTGCAATCAGCGCCATCGGCTCCGGCTTCGGCAGCTCAACAACCGCAACGACTGACGCCAACTGGCGCATCTCGTACACGATCGGCGGCTCGTCAGGGTCGCTCACATTCGCAGCTTTCGCAGCGATTCAGTAACCGCTTCACCAACCCTCTCCACATCAACCACTAAAGAGCGCCCTAGCGGTGCATCTTTGCGTACACATGGAGGGCCGACATGGCCGCTTTTGTAATCACCGCACCGGTCATCACGGTAAACGGTGTCGATTTGTCAGATCATGTCGACTCCGTTGAAATCAACGACGAGACCGCTGATGTCAAGACCACGAACTTTGGCAGCTCAGGCAACGAAACTCGCGTGGGTGGCCTGAAGTCGGGCTCGATCACGATCAACTTCCAGCAGGACTACGCAGCGTCGAAGGTTGACGCCACGATCTGGGCTGCTCGCGGCACTGCGATCGCTGTCAACGTAAAGGCCACCTCGGCTTCCAACTCGGCAACGAACCCCCGCTACGACGGTTCCTACTTGGTAACTCAGTACAAGCCCGTGTCGGGCAAGGTCGGCGATCTCAGCGTGCTCAGCATCACCTGGCCACGCACTGGCGATCTCACTCGCACCACCTCCTGATCTGATGGCCGTCGCCGGTCTTGGTGGCTCAGACGTCGCTGCCTTCGTAAAGAAGTGCAAGAACGTGCAAAACACGTTTCCCGACGCAAAGAAAACTGCAGCCAACAAGGCCGGCATGGCCGTCAAGACTGCATGGCTGGGCATTGCTCAGTCGCAGGCTGGCATCTCACCAGCAAACAAGATTGCACGCCGCAAGTGGAATGTCGGCTACGACGTGCAAGGCGGCATGAACGCCACAACGCTTGTGTCGTTTCGTGGCCCTGTTCACTTCGTCTTTGGAAACACAAAGCAGCACATCATCGGTGCCAAGTTGCTTGGCACTCGCAATTCAATCAGAAACAAGGCTGGCAAAATTGGCGCCACGTCTGCTTTCGGTGGATCGAATCGCGGTGCCTTTGGCAAGATGCAGAAGAAGGTCAACTACAACCAATACGGCTCAGTTCGCCAGCAAGCCGCCAAAGGCCAGCTGCGTACTCGAGCAGGCAAGCAAGCGCTCACCATCGGTGGCAACTTGCGAGCGTATGCGTTTCACCCAGGTACTGGCGGCAAAACCGGAACATGGCCTGCAGCGAAAGCAGCTGCGATCCGCATCGGTCCCGAGGTTTACAGCACTGAATACAAACTCGCACTTGCCAAAGCCGGACTCGGTGCTGGTAAGTCAATACTAGGAGCCCTCAAATGACAGCACCCTCAGGCCAAGACATCGCGCAACACATCGCCGCTGGCGATCTAGACGGCGAACTTGTCGCACTGCTTGAAGTCATTCAAGCGCGCTTTATGGAAGGCGCATCATCAATGCGCTGGCTCATTGAGTTTGACGGTCTTGAAGTTGCCGAAGACGACCTCACCCTTGACGAAGCCTTTTCTATCGAAAAGGCGGCTGGTTGCAACTGGTCAGAGATTGAGCCAGTGCGATCTGCTGCGCACTGTCGAGCAATCATCGGCGTCTGTCTTGGCACTCGATTGAAGCTCACGCAACCAGAGGTTGAAGAAAAGCTCGCCAAGATCAAAGTGTCAGAGTTGCTCAAAGGCATTCGTCGTGAAGAGGTCGTTCCGGCCCCTTTAGATACCCCCGCCTGACCGATTACCTGGTCAGCTTTGCCAATCGTTTCGACTGGCCCCCGCACATAACTCGTCGCCAGCGACTTGGCGATCTCGCTCTCTTTCTCTCTCGCAAGGAGTAACGCCGTGGCACTGCTTGAACGCCTTGCGATCCTCATCACCGCTGATGCGGCTGGTGCGCTCAACGAAATGAAAAAAGTCGCCGACTCTGCCGAGAAAGATCTTGGCAAAGCTGGCGCGGCTGGTGGCGCTCTTTCGGCAGGTATGACCAAGGTCGGCGCAGCCATGATTGGCGTCGGCGCTGGCATGCTTATGGTTGGTGTCAATGCTGCCAGCACTGCAGTTGATCTCGGCAAAGAGGTCGGCAAGCTGCAGCGCTACACCGGCCTCACCGCTGAAGAAGCCTCAAAGCTTGGCTACGCAGCGAAGATGAGCGGCGTTGACGTTGACACTTTGTCGACCGGTCTTGGCAAGTTGGCCAAGACGATGAGCACGTCGCCCGACAAGTTCACAAAACTCGGCGTTGAGGTCAAGACTTCAGACGGTCACTTGCGTGGCATGACTGACGTGCTCGGCGATGTCGCTGACAAGTTCAAGGCCATGGGCCCAGGGACCGAATCGACGGCTGCTGCACTCGAACTCTTCGGGCGCAACGGTGCGTCGATGCTTCCGTTTTTGCTCAAAGGCAAAGAAGGAATCGCCGAGCTGTCGAAAGAGGCCGAGAAGATGGGGCTGGTGTTGTCGCAAGACAACGTCAACTCGGTCAAGGACTCAATCAAAGCTCAGCGCGAGTTTGGCGCAGCAATTACCGGTTTGAAAACTCAGATCGGTCTTGAGATGCTGCCCATCTTGACCGACTTCACAAAACTCGTGACCGGTATACCTGGTCCGCTCAAAGACATAGCAGGACCTTTCGTTGTAATTGGCGGCGCAGTTACACTTGCAGGCGGTGCGTTCCTGCTACTGGTCGGTCAAATCCAACGCGCCAAAGTTGCGTTTGCTGAGATGTCAGTAACCGCTCGAGGCATGAGCACAGCACTTGGCGCAATTGGAATTGTGCTGACCGGACTTGCTGTTGTCTATGGAATCTACGAAGGCGGCGTAAAACGCGCGCAGTCGGCACAGGAGAAGTTCAACGCCGACATCCTTGCTGGTGCTGAGTCTGGTGGCTTTAATTCCATGAACACTGCTCTTGACGAGCAAATCAAACTCATGGACAAGTACGCAGCCAAGGCTGGCAAAAAAGGCTTCATGGAGGGCGACTTCTTTTTCTGGGATCGCTCGGCGGCCGAAGGCAAATACAACGCCACCAAAGAACTTGTCGACAAGCTTCAGAACTACAAAGACATGACTGAAGCAATTACCTCAGCAACTGGTGCCAACAAAGAAGAAACCTACAAATGGGTAACTGCTCAAGCAGCGGCTGGCAACACGTTTAGCGACACTTCAGTGGCGATCGGCGTCTACACAGGCAACATTGATCGCAACAAACTCTCAGCGGGTGAAGCAGCTGCCGCTAACGATTCGCT